GATTCAATGCTGAGGGCGAGCCTGTCAAAAAAGTAATTAAAGACAAAAAAATAAACAGATGAAAAAAATGGTAACCGAAAAAAAGACTGGCGAAAAGTATGCCAGCAAATCTGCTAAGATGAAGCACGAAAAGTCTGAATCTAAAAAGGAGATGATCAAGGAGTACGGAATGAAAGCCGCCATGAAAAAAATGGCCAAGAAAAAATAGTATGGCTACTATTGTTGCTGATGGAGAAAAGCACAGGATTTACAAAAAAACTAATAAAATAGGAGAAGGTAATCCAGGCGATATAATGGTAACCCATCCAACAAAAAATAAAGGAAAGTGGGACACCATTAACTTAACCAAAGTAGCAAAAGCTAAAACAGTTAAACAAGGTATAGCTGCAACTAGAAAATGGCACAAAGAAAATCCCTATAAAAAATGAAAGATCCAAGGCTAGAAAGAGCAGGAGTTGAGGGGTTCAATAAACCGAAAAGAACTCCAAGTCACCCAACAAAGAGTCACATTGTTGTGGCGAAGCAGGGTGACGAAATTAAGACTATTCGTTTTGGTCAGCAGGGAGTAAAGACCAATCAAACAGCAGGTCAGAGAGAGGCATTTAAAAGCCGTCACGCAAAGAATATTGCAAAAGGCAAGATGAGCGCTGCATACTGGGCCGATAAGGTAAAGTGGTCTCCAAGCAAGACAGCATCACCAAGTAAGAAGTGGGTTAAAGGATCATAAAATGTCTGTAGCAAAAAAGAAAAATCCAGAGCTATGGAACCGAATTGTGTCTAGTGTTAAGTCAGGCACAAAGGGCGGTGACGCAGGTCAGTGGTCAGCTAGAAAGGCTCAGATAGCTGTGGCTAAATATAAAGAGTCTGGAGGAAAGTACGAGGGCAAGAAGTCTGAGTCAAATAGTTTATCCAAGTGGACAAAACAAGAATGGACCACCAAGAGTGGCAAGCCAAGCAAGGAGACTGGAGAGAGATACCTACCCAAAAAGGCTATTGAGTCGTTAAGCCCATCAGAATATGCTGCAACAACAAGGGCCAAGAGACAGGGTGGAGGAACTGGAAGCGTTGTTAAGCAGCCTGAATCAATAGCTAAGAAAACAGCAAAGTACAGGAAATGATTATAATTAAAAAGCACTACGGATTTGGTGATACTATACACGCAATAACCAAGGCCAACGGATTTGGTGATACTATACACGCAATAACCAAGGCCACTGGAATAGAAAAAGTTGTAAAGGCGGTTGCTGGAGAGGACTGCGGATGCAATGAAAGAAAAGAAATGTTAAACAACCCTAACCTATTAATTAACAAGATATTTTATGGGACAGAGCAAAACATCGAAATACTACGCAAGCAACCCGAAAGCAGCGGAGAAGAGAAGGGAGTATCAGAGGGAACTCAACAAGAGTGAGTCTGAGAAGAAGTATAGGGCAGAGCACACTAGAGAACGAAGAAAAAGAGATATTGACGGAAAGGGAGGCCCTGATGTTAGTATGAAAAAAAATGGTAAATTTGTACTTGAGTCCAGTTCTAGTAATAGGGCTAGAAACGGGGCCAACGGAAAGAGTACTAAGAAATAATAACTTTATAAAAGAAAAAAGATGCCAGTAAATATACCAGCAGGAACAAAGTTTGAGGCTATTAAGCCTACAACTGTTGTCAACAGACGTTCAGCGTTAGTCAACTCTAACGATCAAACATTTACCATTGAGGACTTTGCTCAGACCGTTGGTGGTGGAACATTTCCTATTACACTAAACACTATTCCCAAAGGTACTGCTCTAGGCAGTCTTGTAAACTCAAGTTTATCAGAGCTAACTGGACTTGGTGGTACAAATTTAACTGGCAACTATAATGCTGGACTTTATTTTACTTATGATTCTTCATCTAATTTACTTAATATTTACGGAGAAACTGGTAATGCAAATTCATACGCATACATTGGTGATATATTTGGTAATTCTGGTCCATCTTGGGGGATAAGCTTAGATAATTCATCTCCTGGAGGTGAATTTTTAAGTTTATATTTGGGTGGAGTAAGTCGTTTGGAGTTTGATTGTTTTTCGGGTATGTACAACTTTGGTGGATCAATTACTAAATTTGGAATTAAAAACGCAGATGTTTCTCAAGCATCGTTATCAGTTACATCTGATTTAGTAACCAATATTTCTGGTACTGACTACATTAAGGTTGATGTTAACGGAACCCCATACAAAATTCAATTAATACCTTAATAATGGAAAAAGAACAAGCAATCTTAATAATTGAAAGAGCCTTGGACGAGGCCACAAAAAAGGGCGCATACAGCTTGGCTGATATAGTGGCCATTTTAAATGCACTAAACACTATAAAAAATAACTAAAGATGGCATATCAAAAACTACAACAATCTAGAGCTGAGGCAGTAACACCTAGCGACACTGACAATATTCCTTATGTTGGATATCCAACAGAAACTTGGCCGTGTGTTTTGTACTCTGGATCTGGAGGTATTATTAGAGTTTTAACTGCTGGCGGTGATGATGTTACCTTTAACTCTGTTCCTGCTGGAGTTGTATTACCTATCCAAGTTATCAGAGTATTTGCTTCTACAACATCAGCAACTGGTATCGTAGCACTTTGGTAGTATGGCTCTTATTAGCAACGAAGGTAATGTTGGTGTAACTAGCACTATATTGTACGAGTGCAAGCCACAGAACGTGTGTGCTATAAACTATATTAGATTCTCAAACTCTGTAACCAACTATGATGTTACGCTTCAAAAGTATGTATCATCAACTGCTGCTACTGTAGACATATACTCTGTTTCACTTAATCACGGTGATACAATTACTGATGACATGGTGTATATATTACATCCTGGAGATCAGATAACAGCAACATCTACAGACGCTAATACTACATTTATAATTAGTGGAGAAGAGGGCCCTAACTTATCTTTCCTTAGATGCAAGTAACTGACTCAAATGGATATATATTTGGACCAAAAGGATTACAGGTAAATGGTCCAGACGGCAAGCCTAAAGTTATATCTGGCGGAGGCGGATCAGGAAGTATACCTCACGGAACAGCTAGTGGTACTGATACGTATACCGTATCAATTGCTGGAGCAACTTCTTATGCTGATGGTGATGCTTATTTAGTTAGGTTTACAAATGGTAATACAACTGGGTCCACGCTAAATGTTAACGGATTAGGCGCAATACCACTTTATAGAAACAATGATGGTCAGGTTATAGGTGGAGACATTGAGGGTGGCGCTGAGATGCTTTGTATATACAATTCAACGTTAAATATTTTTCAAGTAATAGGCTCATCTCCAAACACACTATTAGCATATGTAACAAATGATGAGTCAATAACCATAACTAAAGGTCAGCCTGTATATGCGTTTGGAGGACAAGGTGACAGACTAAAGGTTAAGCTTGCATACAACACTACTGACGCTACATCAGCACAAACAGTAGGATTAGTGTTGTCTGCATCAATTGGAGCCAATCAGAAGGGATTTATTATACTTAACGGACAGCTAGACGGTCTTAGTATTCTTCCTACGTCTACATGGGCAGATGGAGATCCTGTTTACTTGGGCCCAACGGCAGGTTCAATAACTAATGTAAAGCCATCGGCTCCTAATCACTTGGTATATCTCGGATTTGTTACAACAGCCAACAATGGTAGCGCTGGAAGGATGTACGTTAGGGTGCAAAATGGCTATGAAATAGAGGAGTTACATGACGTTCAGATATCTGGACTTGCTGATAATGACATAATACAATACGATCAAGCTACTGATCTTTGGCAAAATAAATCACTATCAAATGCTGGTATACAGCCTACACTAGTTAGTAGTACTAATATCAAGACCATCAACGGAGCTTCCGTACTTGGTAGTGGAAACCTAACTGTTACAGGTAGTGGAATTAGTCCGCAAGTATTAGGTTATTCTGGTACTGTGGGTACTACCACATCAGGCACTTTGATTAATATATCAAAATCATTATTTATACCTGCCAATACTTTGACATCGGATTCAATACTTGAGATATCCTGGCGAATAAACAGGGTATCGGGTAACTTAGGGCAGATATACAGCAGGCTTTATCTTAATCAAACTAATACCTTAACAGGAGCAAGTACATTAGGTGGTTTAATTACTCTTAATGGAGGAGGGACTCAACAGGCTTTATTAGCACAAAAAAGTATTAGCTGTATAGGTACATCTTTAAGATATCAAAACACAGGCTTTGGTACAGAGAGTACAGCATCACAACTATCAACGTTAAGTATTAACACTACATTCAACTATTATCTAATATGGACAGCTCAATGCCAAAATGCTGGAGATGTTGGAGCTGTTGATCAATTCAGAGTATTACTATATGCATAGCGTAACAGTCAACGATATTACCTACACCTTCACAGAATGGGAGGATGTTGATGATATATATGTTCACATATTTACTACCGAAGGTGCTACGGTTTGCGTGCCTAAAGAGTTATTAAAAGACATATAAAAAAATAAGCATATTTTAGTTACCTTTGTGGATATGAAGTATATACTTATATTATCTACAATATTCTTATTTTTCTCTTGTTCTATCGAAAGAAAGCTAGAGAAGTATTGTCCTCTCTGTGTTCAAAAAGATAGCACAGTTACAATTATTGAGTATCGCGATACAACTATAGAGCTTCCTGGTGAAACTGTTTTTATTGAGGATACTCTTTTCTGTGATTCATTAGGAAATGTATACGCTAGTAGACTATCAGAAAAAGATGGTACAATACTAAAATTACAGGCAAGATTGAAAAGTAATAAATATAAAGTTATAGCTAAGACAGATACTGTTTACAAAACAATACCTGGAAATACTATATATCAAACAAAGTTAGTAACAAAAACATTAAAGCCACAAAAAATAAAATATACCCCTGGATTTACTATATTTTTAGCTTGGAGTGGTGGTATATTGTGGATTTTAATTTTATTGTATGTAATTTACAGAATTATCAAAAAAAAACTTTCTAGAATATGAAAACAAAGTTGTCTTTATTTTTTTTAACGATAACGTCTTTTTTTGCTCCCGTAGAGTTAATGGCAATGATACTTATGTTTGTCATATTAATTGATACTTTAGTTAAATTAATCTCTTTGCGTAAAATAGCCATAGATACTAACAGAAGGTATAGAGATGTTTTTAAGTCTAAAATACTTCGACAAGGATATACATACAAAGCTCTTGGTTATTATATTACAGCAGGAGCTATTTTTCCTTTAGACTATTACGCACTTACTCCTTTTGCAAATAGTTTTCTTCAGTTTTTAGGTTTTTCATTTGTAATTACAACTCCTGCAATATTTACAAACATTCTACTTGGAATATTTGCAATAATAGAGCTTACATCTATTAATGAAAACTGGTTTGATATCTCTGGCAATAATGTTTTAAAAACAGCATTCAATACAGTAAAAAAATTAAAGGATGGTTTGAAAAAAGTATCGGACACTTATAAAGACATTAAAAACTAATGAAGCTAGATACAACAAAGATAGTACAGTCTAGACTATCAGAAGATCAGTATTTTGCTGAAGATAGCCCTAAGACTCAAATATATTTACACCATACAGCTGGAGGAGGTGATGCTGTTGCGGTATCAAAGTATTGGAACAGTAACGACATTAGGATAGCTACTGCTTTTGTCATTGGAGAACGAGGAACAATAGTTCAGTGTTTTTTATCTAGACATTGGGCTTGGCACTTAGGTATAGATTCAGAAGACTTTGTCAAGAACGGAGCTAAATACCAAAACTTAAATAAGTTATCAGTTGGTATTGAGGTGTGCAACTGGGGGCCATTAAAACTTAAAGACGGAAAATATTATAACTACGTAAATAAATCTGTTGATCCTTCAATGGTGACTAAACTAGAAAAACCATACAAGGGTTATACTTATTGGTATAAATATACTGACGCTCAAATAGAGTCTACAAGACAGCTTTTGGTGTATTTGTGTGAAACATATAACATACCCAAAGATTATAGATCAGAAATATTTGATATTGACAAGAGCGCATTTAAAGGAATTCCTGGTATTTATACCCACAACTCGGTAAGAAAGGATAAGAGCGACATATACCCATGTCCTAGAATGATTGAAATGTTACAAAAACTATGAAGTTTAGAAATCATTGGCTAAAAGAAATTTGGGGAAACTTAAGTTTAAGAATAACTATTGGACCAATTAGATTATTTGCTATTGACATAGACATGTACAGAAATTTTTATTCGATTACTTTTATTAACTTTACACTTAGAAACAGATGAGTAAAAAAATTTTAGAGGCGAGTAAGGTAGAAAAAAAACACGTTGAAAGGCCTGGCGTTCACGCTAAGACCAAGACATCTTTTTTAAAGACATCAAAGAACTATAAAAAAAAATATAAAGGACAAGGACGATGAAAGCAGGTAACTATCAAACTAAAACTCCAAGCGTAAATGACCTGTTGTTTGGAACAAAAAATTCTACAGGAGATACTGTAAACTTCAAGATACAGGATGTAGTAAACTTAACTCAAGCTCCAGAAATTGATTCTACTGGAACGTTAGGAAACTATACTATTTCAAATATTAACACATACTTTACTGGTACTCCAGCAGCCGTATCATTTGCTGTAACAATGCCAACAGCTAGTTCAAGCATTGATGGCTTAAAGTATGTTATAATGTCTACTGTTACTAGACCATCAACAACCTGGATTACCCCAGGTGCATCAATAGTTGGTGCTCCATCTACATTGACGGCTGATACCCCAGTATGCTTTCAATACAATAACGCTAATACTACTTGGTACATATCTATGTAATTTATTACGAATATTTACTATATTTGTAACAAATAATTTTAAATTAAATAAAATGGAAGAAAAGAAAATCACTCAGGAAGAGTTAGACAAGCTAAGATCTTTAAATCAAACTTACAGAGATCTTAAATTTCAAATCGCTGACATCGAGGTTTCGTTTGAACGAATGAAGAGCCAAAAGATGGCATCATTAGCTAATCTAGAAACATCTGCATTTGACTTATCGCAGTTTCAAGATGAGTTAGTGTCTAAGTATGGAGACATTAAAATCAATCTTCAAACAGGTGAATATAATTAGAAAAATATCGGTAGGTCCTGACTACATGAAGTCTATGCACTATGTAGTTGGACAAGAAGTACTTAGAGGAAATGGTTCTATAGACACAATACTCATGGAGTCTGATTCATCTATATCTATATATATACTTAATCAAGACAAGGAGATTGTCAAGTGGAAAAGTTTCTCTGCTTCAATGCCTATATCTATTGAGTATAATATAGATTTCTAATGAAGTCTCCATACCATTTTATAATTAAGCCTTACAACGATAAGCGCTATGACAATGTGCGTAAGTATGGCGATATTGACTTTATAATAAGTACGTCTCAAGAAGACCACACCGTTTCTAATAGACTTGGTGTGGTTATTTCTGTTCCAATAAATTATGATGGCCCAATTAAAAGTGGCGACAATGTTATTGTTCATCACAATGTGTTTAAGTTCTATTACGACATGAAGGGAAACCAAAAAAGTAGCTGGCATCATTTGTTTGATGATTATTTTATCATAGAGCCTGATCAGTTATACCTATATAAAGACCCAAATGGTGATTGGATGTCTCCTTATCCATATTGTTTTGTTAGGCCCATAAAAAATCAAGATAAAATTATATCAAGTATTGGATCGAGAGAAGATTTGTGGGGGGAGCTAGTGTATTTTAACGATGCATTGATGGACGTTAGCAAGGGAGACATTGTTGCGTTTTCTCCAGATAGTGAGTATGAATTTAGAATAGACGATGAGGTTCTTTACAGAATGTACAACAAGAATATATGTCTAAGAAAATAGAGTTAATACAGGCAGCTAAGGTAGCAGTTGATGAGCTCATTAAAGTATTAAGAGAGCCAATAATAACTCATGCAGAAGACGATATATCTGCCGATAAATTGAAGAATGCAGCATCAGCAAAAAGGCTTGCATTTGAAGATGCTTTATATATGCTAGGAAAGATTGATGAGGAAGAAAATAAAGACACGCAACAGCCTGTTGCTCAAATAGACTTTGGAAAACATGGCTTTGCCGAAGGAAAGGCAAAAATAAAAAATGGAAAATAATCTGTACACAGTTCTTGAGGATTACGTAAGTAAGTCAACGGTTGTAAATAAAAACAAAAGAAAGAACTGGGAGTATGGTTACAATAAAGAATACGACCTTGTCGTTATATCAAAAGACGGAACTGTAGGAGACATATATAACATATGTGGTTTAAAGGTTGCGTTACCATCAGTTCCTGATAAGGTTGAAGACAGAGGATCAAGATGGGTTTCTGAGGAATACCCTAAAGAGCTTCAGAAAATTAAAACAATCTTTGACTGGAACAGAAAAGACAATGTATTTAAGGGTCAGTATGTAGACTACATAGAGAAGGAGTTTGACAGAAGGGAGAACGGTTTTTGGTTTATAAACAATAAAATACCTACGTACATAACTGGAACTCACTATATGTATTTACAGTGGACTAAAATTGATATTGGTCTTCCAGACTTTAGAGAGTCTAATAGAATATTCTACATATACTGGGAAGCGTGTAAAGCAGACAACAGGTCTTTTGGTATGTGTTACTTAAAGAACAGGCGTTCTGGATTTTCATTTATGAGTTCTGCTGAGTCATGTAACACTGGTACAATAGTAAGAGACTCTCGTATTGGAATACTATCAAAAACAGGTAGCGATGCAAAAAAGATGTTTACGGATAAGGTTGTACCTATTATCAGAAATTATCCTTTTTTCTTTAAGCCTATTCAGGACGGTATGGATAATCCAAAGACTGAGTTGGCGTTTCGTGTCCCTGCTAGTAAAATTACTAGAAAGAACATGGACGAAGAAAAGACTGAGGATATTGAGGGACTAGATACAACAATAGACTGGAAGAATACTGCGGACAACAGTTATGACGGTGAAAAGCTTTTACTATTAGTGCATGACGAGAGCGGTAAGTGGGAAAAGCCAGAGAACATATTAAATAACTGGAGAGTCACTAAAACTTGTTTAAGACTTGGAGCCAAGATTATAGGTAAGTGTATGATGGGTTCTACATCAAATGCTCTTCCAAAGGGTGGAGAAAACTTCAAGAAGCTATACAACGATAGTAATATATTACAAAGATCAGCAAACGATCAAACAAAGAGCGGACTGTATTCTTTGTTTATACCTATGGAGTGGAACGTTGAGGGATATATAGACGAGTATGGATGGCCAGTTTTTGAGAATCCAGATAAACCAGTAAAAGGGATAGATGGAGAGATAATAAAAACTGGGGTTATAACTTGGTGGAACAATGAGGTAAACGCTTTAAAGTCTGATTCTGATGCACTCAATGAATTCTACAGACAGTTCCCTAGGACAGAGTCTCACGCATTTAGAGATGAGTCAAAGCAATCAATATTTAACCTAACCAAGATATATCAGCAGATTGATTATAATGACTCTCTAATCAAAGAAAAGTTTTTGACTAGAGGTTATTTTCACTGGAAGAATGGTGAAAAAGATACCGAGGTTATTTGGACTCCAGATAAGAATGGTAGATTTTTAGTATCTTGGATACCTAAACAGAACTTGAGAAATAACGTAATAACAAGAAATGGAAAAAAATACCCTGGCAATGAACATATGGGGGCGTTTGGTTGTGACCCCTATGATATATCTGGTGTTGTTGGAGGAGGTGGCTCTAATGGTGCTCTGCATGGTATGACAACGTTTCACATGTCAGAAGGACCAACAAATGAGTTTTTTTTAGAGTATGTAGCTAGGCCACAGACTGCTGAGATATTTTTTGAGGATGTTTTAATGGCTTGTCATTTTTATGGTATGCCTATACTAGCAGAGAATAATAAAGCTAGATTGTTATATCATTTTAAAAACAGAGGTTATAGAGGATTCTCAATGAATAGACCAGACAAGAACATAACTAAACTATCTAAAACCGAGATTGAAATTGGCGGAATACCTAACTCTAGCGAAGATATAAGGCAGGCACATGCTTCTTGTATCGAGTCGTATATAGAAGAGTATGTAGGCTTTGACTCTGAAGGTACATATAGAGATAATGATGTTATAGGATCAATGTACTTCAATAGAACTTTAGAAGATTGGGCCAGGTTTGATCCTACAAATAGAACTAAATATGATGCTTCAATTAGTTCTGGATTAGCCATAATGGCAAACAGAAAACACATGTTTACTCCAGAAAGAAAAGAATCAAAAATTAGTATTAAATTTGTAAGATATAATAATCAGGGCAGTCACAGCAAAATTATAGAATAGAATGGAAAAACCATCTGTTATAATATATCAAAATCCGTTTCCAAGTCAAATGGTAACGGATGAAGAGAAACAAACATTTGAATACGGTTTAAAGGTAGGAAAAGCTATTGAGGGGGAATGGTTTAAACGTAAAAACAATACTTGTAGATTCTACGACCAGTGGGGAGAGTACCACAGGCTTAGATTGTATGCTCGTGGTCAGCAACCAGTACAGAAGTATAAAGATGAGCTAGCTATTAATGGTGACATGTCTATGATGAACTTAGACTGGACACCAGTTCCAATTATCCCTAAGTTTGTTGACGTTGTTGTAAACGGAATGTCCGACAGATTATTTGAAATTAGGACAGAGGCTCAAGACGTTATGTCTGCCGAAAAAAAGAATGCTTTTCAAGAAATGATTGAGTCCGACATGTTGGCAAAAGATTTCTTGATGATGACGAAAGAACAGTTTGGTGTAGACGCTTTTAATGTAAACCCTAACGAGTTACCAGAAAACGATCAAGAGCTAGAGCTATACATGCAGCTTAAATACAAGCCTAGTGTAGAGATTGCAAGCGAGGTTGCGATTAATACTGTTCTTGAAATGAACGACTACAAGGAGCTAAGAAAGCTTATAGATTATGACCTTGTAACTTTGGGTGTATCTGTTATAAAACATTCATTTCTAATCAATGATGGATTAAAGGTTGAGTATGTAGACCCAGCCAACTGGATTCATAGTTATACGGAAAAAAATGACTTTTCTGATTGTTACTATTTTGGAGAAGTTAAGCAGATGCATTATACTGAGCTTTTAAAGATAGATCCAAGCCTTACTGAAGAGCAATTAAATGAGATTCGCAGCACTAGTTCTGCTTGGTATACATATTTCCCGATCATTAGAAATTATCAAGATGATTATTTTTTAAATGAAATAGTTACTCTTATTTACTTTAACTACAAAGCTTCTAAGAAATTTGTTTGGAAAAAGAAAATATTAGATAATGGTGGCGAAAGAGTAATTAGAAAAGGTGAGGAGTTTAACCCACCTATGGAAGAAGGAATGCAGTTTGAAAAGGTTGAGGCGGTTAGGGATGTATGGTACGAAGGTGTTCTTGTAGCTGGGACAAACATCATGCTTAAGTGGGAGATGATGAAAAA